AATAAATTAAAAAGATTGCTGGATGGTCTCTGTACAGAGATCAGGAATCATCGTCAAATGATCCAAATAAATTTTGAAAGATTGCTGGATGATCTCTGTACAGAGACCTGGAATCATCGTCAAATGATCCAAATAAATTTGAAAGATTGCTGGATGATCTCTGTACAGAGACCTGGAATCATCGTCAAATGATCCAAATAAATTAAAAAGATTGCTGGATGGTCTCTGTACAGAGATCAGGAATCATCGTCAAATGATCCAAATAAATTTAAAAGATTGCTGGATGATCTCCATACAGAGACCTGGAATCATCGTCAAATGATCCAAATAAATTTAAAAGATTGCTGGATGATCTCTGTACAGAGATCTTATATATATACACATATGTTATACTATTCAATATTCATAATTATCCATCATTGTTACTTTACATATAATATATACACCATATGTTTATATGATTTTTTTGCTTTTATCAATAACAAACAACAAGTCATCATATCTTCTTTTTTTGGATCGCAAGTCATATGTAGAAATAAAAGGTTTCAGATTGGCTGGTGTTTCTCCATGCAGAACACGCAACCAAGCTGTGCTCTGTATATCCTCTATTATTAGAATACCATCATCTGTCATTAATCTGGTATATAACTGTACAATTTTTTTTACACTATCCAAAGTATGAGCACCATCATCTATAATGATATCAAATTTAATATTATTATCAATAAATGTTTTTTCAAAAAGTATCTTATCATATGCATCAAAGGAAGAATGTATAATTATTCTGTCCTTATCTGTGATTTCTTCCCATATATATTCAGAGTTCATCACGTCTACAGCATGTATGGTGGCGTTGGTGAAATAATCATGCCATAATTTAATACTACCACCTTTATCAATACCTATTTCTATTATATTTTTAGCAGTTTCTTTTCTGTGTCCTATAATATCCTGGTATACATCTAAATAAGAATGTGTTGTGTTCTTATCTGTCATTTTGTTATCTATTAAATCTTCTAAGCGCATATATTCTCCTTTACATATAAAAATATATAATATAAATATTTTTTGTCGCATATAAAGATAATTCGCATACCATGTATGTTATGAAAATGAATAATTTTACAGAAACAGACAATGATGCCGTTGCGTTAAAGACGTCGGGATCTGTCATTGTAGATTTCTTTATGATGTTTGTAAGAGACGCGAGTGATGAAATGATTGGTAAATATATGAATGAATGTTGGAAAGTCAGTCCTGTAAAAACTCTAGCTGTAGTATTTAATGCTAGAGACAGGGCTTCTGGAAAGAAGGAAAAGAAAATCAGCAATAAGGCGATGATTTGGTTGCGAAGATACAAATATAAAACATATACCAAAAACGTGAAGAATTATATTGACAAATATGGATGTTGGAAGGATATTGCTTTTATCAGCAACAGAGTTCCTGATAATGATTTTGAAATTATGACAATTTCAAATCAATTACAAAACGATATTAGCATGTTAGATAAAGAAGATAGTAAAGTATCGCTTTGTGCGAAATGGGCTTCATCTGAAAAAGACAAGAATAACAAGAGATTCAAAATGGCCAAAAATATTGCGTCAACCATCTTTCCAAATGACACAAATAGAATGGAAAAATATAGAAAAGAAGTTCTAGTTCCATTGCGTAAAAGAATTGATATTTTGGAATCATATATGACATCAAATAAGTGGTCTGAAATCAATTATGAAAATGTCCCATCTGTTGCTATGAAACGCAATAAAAAAGCATTTATGAAACACGACGAACAACGTTATCTTGAATATATTGGTCAAGTTGCTTCTGGAAATAAAAAAATCAACGTGACAGGTATTCTACCTCATGAATTGGTCAATTATTATATTCAAAATAATCCTCTTGACGAGACCATTGAACTACAGTGGAAACAATTACTTGAAAATATTCGTTCACAAGGGACTCTTGAAAACACTTTGGCAATTGTAGATACATCGGGATCTATGTTTGACTCGAGATGTAGTGTGGCACCAATTCAAGTATCTATTTCGCTAGGTATTATTGTAGCCAAATGTAACAATGGACCGTTTAAGAATAAGATCATTTCATTTCATGAAACACCAACTGTATACGATATTAAAGAGGAAACTCTTTACGAACAGGTAAAAAATATGAGGGAAAAACTACCAGCTGGTCTAAGTACTAATTTTGAAGGCGTTTTTGATCTTCTTCTTAATTTTGGCAAGATGTTCAATATTCAATCAGACTTGATGCCTTCTAAAATTGTATGTCTATCTGATATGCAGTTCGATGAAGCGAGTAATAGTGATATTAATGAGGAAACATTGCATGAAACTATCATTAAAAAATATGAAGGGTCTGGATACAATCCACCAAAATTCATTTATTGGAATTTGAGTTCACAAAAAGACGAGACATTTCCTATGAAATCAACTTCTGATAATGTTGCCATGATATCAGGATTTTCAGAACAACTTTTGAAAAGTTTCATGAACAATGACTCTTTTGACGCTGAAAAAATTGTTTATGAAATTTTGTCTGAATACGAAAAGTTTGTAATTATAGATGAAGATGATATCTAGAATAATTTATTTTTTTACTTTAAAACTAAACCATTTTTTACTTCACTGTATAATAATTACTTAGTTATTTGAATGTCAAATAAAAACCAAAAATAAGAAATGTATGTTTATTTTATTTAGCTGCTTCCTTCGCTTTAAGTTCCTTCCATCGGGCAGCCGCAATGCTCATCAGTTGTTTGTTTTCAACCTTGGGATTCTCTTGTTTGATCTTGACAAACTCCTCTTTGATGAAGATATTATACTTACTAGGTTCTTTTTTCACACCTGTTGACTTTTTCTTTGTGTTTGATTTATACGCACTTGTCAAAAGAGTCTTTAGTTCATCTAGATTATAGTTGTCTCTTGAATTATCGATGCTCGCAGTGAAATCAGCAACAATCTTGCTAATGCTTGTCATACTAGTTATATTCCCTTGTATTTGATTATATATTACGATATATTTTTATATACTTTTATAGGTTCAATGACGTAATAACCTTCATAAAAAAAATAAATAATTGTAATAGAGTCGTGACTTTATGTCTTTAGAAAACCTAATACCATTTGGTGTGAAGGCATCAAATTTAGCATCAGTTGCTAATTTTTCTTCCACATTAGAGGATTCATATATTCTTATAATTGCCAATAACTGTAATACACCAGTTGATAATGGAAATACATACGATAATGTCTATAACAATATGAACAATGCCGCGCTTTTTGGTGTCAATATGATAAATACATCTAGAAATAACAATCAAGAAGCTTACATTGGCATTAAACAAAATGATCTGTCTCATAAAATTGCCAAATTTAATAGCGAATCAATCAGTCTTGATGTCAATACTATCATTAACGGCAATCTCATTCCATTAATACATAGCAATTATGATCTTGGGACATTTGACAATCAATGGCAAAATATATATGCGTCCCAAACATTATATGCTGGTGAAATTGTTGGTGATGGTAGTGGTATTTCTAATTTACGTATTGAAGATTATAGTACATCAGTATTACCAGAGGGAAGTAATCTCTATTATACTAGTGAAAGATTCTTCAATGACATAGCGAATACATCTCTTGATCAAATTACTAATGGAACAAGTAATAGATTCATCGTTGATAACACATTTGATCAAAATTTGGAAGTTACAGGTATGCTAACTGTTGAATCAATTTATATTAAAGACTTCTCTTCTTTCACACAGAACAACCCTGATATCCCTATATCTATAACGTATAATGTTACAGAGGTAACAGCAGATAGCACATCTGTTGTGAAAGAAGGTTCAAATCTTTATTTTACAAACGAAAGAGTAGCTTCCGTTGTTGATGCTAGTAATATTTTATTAAAATCAGTGATTACCGATAAAATTATAAATTTATCGTCATCTGAAATTAGGGAAGGGTCTAATTTATATTTTACACCAGAAAGAGCGGGATATATATCATATGCTTCTAATTTATTAGTATCAAATTATGTTCTCTCTACATCTAATCAAATATTGAACTATATTGGTTTAATAGATATTCATACATCTAATTATATACTATATTCATCACAACAACAAGCATATGTAAATATTCAATCGTCAAATAATATAATAAATAATGTTCTAGATATTATCGGTAATACATCAAATTATGTGACATATACTTTAAACAATATAATTAATGACATTTATCGTCTCAATACAAACATGTCTAATTACCTAAATATTACATATGGTAATATTGATGCAAAAATATTGAACAACTATAATGTACTTAATAAATTAATCACAGATTCATCTGAATATACACAGGCACATATAAATAATGTAAATTATAATATGTCTAATTATGTCCTTGATACATCAAATATCATAAGTGAGCGATTTAGTACCATTAATGCAGATAATGTAATAAATGGAGCTAAAAATAAATTTATAGTAAATGATGTTTATAATAATGATCTCACTGTCACAGGAACTCTCACTGCTAGTAATCTAAATATTGTTGGAAAGACAACTATCATATCAACTACTTCATATCAATCTGAAAACATGGCAATCGTGACATCTGCGTCTGATGCTCCTGCACTTACTATTACACAAACAGGTGACGGGACAAATGATGTTATAAATTCTACATTCGCTGGCAACTCAGTGTTGGTGTTGAAAAGTTCGGGAAATATGGGTTTAGGTGTAACCAACCCTACAGCTAAACTTGATGTAAATGGTACTGTAAAAGCTAGTTTATTCAGTGGTAATGGATCATCATTGAATAATGTAAATTTTAGTGATAGAAACACTAATTTACTTCAAGAAGGAACTTCTAATTTGTATTATACAGCATATCGTGTAGGTATAATAGTCTCTGCATCAAATATAGAAACTTCAAATTATATCAATAACACATCCAATACAATATTTGGTAAACTTATCGCATACGATTCCAATATATCCAATTATGTGTTGACATCTTCGAATACCATAAGTGGTATTGTAAAAGCTAATGATACCAATATGTCCAACTATATGTCATCATCTTCTAATACCATAAGTGGTATTGTAAAAGCTAATGATACCAATATGTCCAACTATGTGTCTGATTCCTCTAATACCATTAACAATCTTCTAGTAACAAATGATACCAATATGTCCAACTATGTGTCTGATTCCTCTAATACCATTAACAATCTTCTAGTAACAAATGATACCAATATGTCCAACTATGTGTCTGATTCCTCTAATACCATTAACAATCTTGTATTGGCAAATGATACCAATATGTCCAACTATGTGTCTGATTCCTCTAATACCATTAACAATCTAGTATTGGCAAATGATACCAATATGTCCAACTATGTGTTATCATCTTCTAATACCATTCACAATCTTCTATTGACAAATGATTCCAATATGTCCAACTATGTGACAGCATCTTCTAATACCATTAGCAATCTTCTATTGACAAATGATTCCAATATGTCCAACTATGTGACAGCATCTTCTAATACCATTAGCAATCTTCTAGTAACAAATGACTCTAATATGTCCAACTATGTGTCTGATTCCTCTAATACCATTAGCAATCTTCTAGTAACAAATGACTCTAATATGTCCAACTATGTATCTGATTCCTCTAATACCATTAACAATCTTTTGATAACAAATGACTCTAATATGTCCAACTATGTGTCTGATTCCTCTAATACCATTAACAATCTTTTGATAACAAATGACTCTAATATGTCCAACTATGTGTCTGATTCCTCTAATACCATTAACAATCTTATATTGACAAATGATACCAAAATGTCCAACTATATGCTGGCTTCTTCTAATACCATTAACAATCTTTTGATAACAAATGATACCAATATGTCCAACTATATGCTGGCTTCTTCTAATACCATTAACATTCTTTTGATAACAAATGATACCAATATGTCCAACTATATGCTGTCTTCTTCTAATACCATTAACAATCTTATATTGACAAATGATACCAATATGTCCAACTATGTGTTATCATCTTCTAATACCATTAACAATCTTTTGATAACAAATGATACCAATATGTCCAACTATGTGTTATCATCTTCTAATACCATTCACAATCTTCTAGTAACAAATGATTCCAATATGTCCAACTATGTGCTATTATCTTCTAATACCATTAACAATCTTCTATTGACAAATGATTCCAATATGTCCAACTATGTGACAGCATCTTCTAATACCATTAGCAATCTTCTATTGACAAATGATTCCAATATGTCCAACTATGTGACAGCATCTTCTAATAC